GATACATTTTCTCACTTTCAACGTATCTGAATTGTTCTTCTATGAAATCCTTCATATAAATAAAGCCTTCTTCTGACTTTTTAAATTCAGAATACTCGGGATAATCAAACAGGTATTTGTCAAGAAACTCCTTTCCACCAACTAAAGGTAGACATATACTTAACATTCTATATAAATGAAGTTTAGATAATTTAAAAGGAATTTTCTTTTGATCATACCATTTTGCATAAACTATACGTAATGCCATATATTCTTTTGTTTGAAAAGGTCGATTATTATAATCCCAATATCTACCTAAGAAGAATATATCATCTGTTGATCTATCAGCAGTGTGTTTCACTTTAACTGACATTCCTAATAATTCACAAATTGACATAAATAATTTAAGCGTCTCTCTATCACATAAAATGATAGAATCATCTCCCATAACTCTAACCTGTGGCCTTCTAATCAACATATCTGATGATATTTCGCTTGTGTCAAAATATAACTTACTAAAATCGAATTTCTTTGAAATAATCATATCGATCATTTCAGGAAAAAATTCCTGTACTAGTATAACTACATAGTGTAAAGTTAGATTAAACCATGTATCGAAAAGGTTTGTAATTAACAAACCAGAACTAATTCCTTTTTGTTTAAAGTGGCTTTTACCATCATAAATGAAAGGAGTGTATTTAATGTAAAATCTAAGCATATCAAATACTTTCTCTTCCAAATTATTTGAAAATGATAAAGTTGCCTTAACTATGGCAAAGAATATATCTTTTGACCATTGTGGAATAGTTGAATCAAACAAACTAAAGTCTAAAGAATATATTTTATATTCTTCATCGTTATAATTCTCGTGTATTTGCCTTAATGTACCAACGCATCTTTTACCTATTTCGTAATTGGTTAAACCTATTGGATAAGTAACTTCATTAGTCTCATTAACATATTGTTTGACTGAATTAATCAACTCACCCATAAAAATATTCTCTAAAGAAACAATAAAATATGGAATACACCATACTATTCTTGATTTCTCTACTGATTCATTTATTTCAGGTTTATAGACGGCTTGAAATCTATGAAATATGATTTCTGGTAATTTATAAAGCTTCTGTAAAATATCTTCTGTTACAACGTGTACTGGATTGTTTCCAAGTATCTTTTTACGAGTAGGTCTTTTGAAAACCTCCTCAAGTTGTTTAATAACTCTTTTCTGAACTGCTGGATTATTCTTTCTACCATATGTATCAGTCCCAGCATGAG